GGGGGGGACCGCTATAGAGGATAATGGTACCTAATTCCCCTTACATACTAATCCACTCAAACAATCCCAGAAAATCGTATTTCCCCAAAAATTAAGTAACCCCTAAAATATTAAACAAGGAATTATATTTTACAAAAATAAGGAGGTAAGGAGTCCCAACACCCCCCGGGGGGTATATTTTTTCCAGTATGCGTTCGGTTGGCTCCTAGGGAATTTTACAGGAAAAGGAGGTAAGGAGTCCCTAATCTCCCACGTAAAGTGACGTTTTCATATATTCGAGCGCGCCGATTAACTTCAGGCGGTCTTTGAACCCTGCGGAGATTATAATTCCTTCGCCGTCGTTGACTATGCTCACACAGACAAATTCGTTTATTTCCCCTTCTTCCACTTTTTTAGCTACTTCGTGCAGCGGAGCGGCCCGTTCGTCCTGCTCGACCTGCTTTGGAGTGCGTAATTTAACAATTTCCATATAGTTATAACCCTCGTTTATGCTCTAAATGATACGTTGCGGTTGCCCAATATTATAAGGAGCCGTAGGTGAAGTCAAGTCGGCGGGGTTACGGAGTCTCCTCCTTCCTCCGTTTAGAGCGCTTAGGTGGCTTCTCCTCGTCCACGCGCTCCCCCGTCGATTCCTAGGGGGTGGGATTTGAAGGAAACGACAAAAGCACGGAATAAAGTGTACAGAGAAGCGCGCAGGCGAGAGCTGCGGGCGCACATTTATACACATCTAATGTGCAATCCATGTGTAGATTGCGGGGAAAAAGACCCGACGGTACTCGAATTCGACCATATTACAGAGGATAAGCACTTTATTATTGCTAATGCGCCCGCTTTGTGCGTAAATGTAGCTACATTGCAGGCAGAAATAGATAAATGTGAAGTCCGTTGCGCGAATTGCCACCGAAGAAAGACCAGAAAAACGCACCCCTATGCCGAATTCCACCCCAGCCACGGTTAAGATAACGCCAACAAAAGGCGTTCCTGTGCCCTACGACACTGCGTCCGAAGTAGAGACCGATTGGCTGTCCGCTGCCCATGTTGCGGCGAATACGGCTAAAGTTCAGCAGGCCATGGGGGCAAATGCTGGGGAAGAGAACGAGCTTTTCGAGGAATTTGAGGCCGAAATCGAGGGAAAAAGTAGCGAAAATGCGAAAAATATCCAAGATTTTGAGAATTTCATCGAGAAAAAGAGCAAAAAAACGGTAAAAAACTACCCCGTTGCCCTTGGAATCAGCTCTTTTTTGCAATCTTATGGCAAAAATTTGGGGTTCGATGTGGCCAAAGCACGGGCCGCGATCACTGAAAAACTCATGGAAATCGCCAATTGTGGGGACCCGCGCTACGAGTTGAAGGCTCTGGAGTTGCTTGGGAAGCACTCGGATATCGGGCTGTTTACCGACCGCAGCGAGATTCAGGTAAGTTACAAGGACCCCCGCGAGCTACAGGAAGCCATTGTGTCGCGAGTCAAACGCATAATGGCAGCTCAGATTGAGCGCTCAGAAGAGATGTCGGAGATGAGCTTGGACGACGAGCTTCGCATAATTAAAGACGCAGACTACGAGGAGGTAAAAGATGGCGGTTAATCAGTTCAAGGTTGCTGAAGGCGACTATGTGATGCTAAGATATAAGAAGCACAATTATTGGGGCAAGGTGCGATACATTGACGGCTCAAGCAATTATTATGGGTTCCCGTTACTACCGCAATACCAGCCAGACTCTTTACTGCATAGGCTCCCCCCTCCCGGTATGCCCTTTATATGTGACCAGTTAGATATATTAGACTATGTCAGTCCAATTGACCCTTGATGACATAACCATAAAGCACATCCCTCAGATATTGGGGACGCTGCCTATTAACGAGCAAGAACTTATTCTTGCTGAGTTGATGAAGCTTGAGGAGATGAAAAGCGTTGAGGCGGCGAGGGACCACTTCATACCCTTCGTAAAACTTATGTGGCCGACGTTCATTAACGGACGGCACATTGAAAAAATGGGCGAGGCATTCGAGCGCATTGCCAACGGACAGTTAAAGCGACTTATTATTTGCATGCCGCCGCGTTTTTCAAAATCGGAAATGACTTCGTGGATGCTACCCGCTTGGTTTCTTGGGAAATTTCCTCACAAAAAGATAATGCAGGCGTCGCACACCGCCGAGCTGGCCCACAACTTCGGACGTAAGGTTCGTAACTTGGTGGACAGCGACATTTACCACACGGTCTTCCCGGACGTAGAGCTTTCGAGCGACTCAAAGGCAGCGGGGCGGTGGCACACCAGCAAACGCGGCGAATACCATGCCTTGGGCGTGGGCGGCGCAGCCGCCGGTAAGGGCGCGGACATTTTCATCATCGACGACCCTATTTCGGAGCAGGAAGCGCTGGCTGCGGAGTCTAATCCTGAGATTCACGACAAGGTCTATGAGTGGTACACTTCGGGTCCGTTCCAGCGGCTTCAGCCGGGCGGGGCTATTGTCATCCTTATGACGCGGTGGAGTAAGCGTGACCTTGTCGGGCAGGTGCTTAAGTCTGCGGCGCAGCGCGACACCCAAGAGTGGGAAGTTATTGAGTTCCCGGCTATTCTACCGTCAGGCAAGTCGCTGTGGCCTGAGTTTTGGTCGGTCAAGGAGCTTGAAGAGAAGCGCGACGGGCTGTCCTTCGCCAAGTGGTCGGCGCAGTATTTACAGGACCCGGTGTCAGAAGCGTCCGCCATCATCAAGAGAGATTGGTGGCAGATATGGGAAGAGGACAACCCGCCGGAGTGCGAGTTCACACTACAGTCTTGGGATACGGCCTTTGAGAAAAATAACCGCGCGGACTACAGCGCGTGCACGACATGGGGCGTATTTTATCGAAGAGACCCTGTAACCAAGCGCGACGACGCCAACATTATTTTGCTCAACGCCTATAAAGACCGGCTTGAGTTTCCGGAACTAAAGGCTAAAGCGCTGCAACACTATAAAAAGTGGGAACCGGACGGCATCATTATCGAGAAAAAGTCTTCCGGTGCGCCTTTAATATATGAGCTGCGGGCTATGGGTATACCAGTGCAAGAGTTTACGCCGACGCGAGGCAACGACAAGATATCACGCTTAAATGGCGTGGCAGATATTTTCGCCTCGGGTAAAGTATGGGCTCCCAAGAGAACGTGGGCCGAAGAAGTAATTGAGGAGGTGGCGAGCTTCCCGGCAGCAGAACATGACGACATTACTGATACGGTGTCTATGGCGTTACATAGGTTCCGACAGGGTGGGTATGTCAATACTAAATTGGACGAGCCAGAAGATGTAGTATACTTCAAGGGACTCAGGGGAAAGAAATATTACTAATGGGTAACGTAGTGAGCTTCCCGGGCAAGCAAGAAGTGCCCGTGCAAGAAGAAAAGGCCGAGGAGCCTAAAACGACCAAGTGGCTGGCCGGAAGCGCGACATGCATAGGGTGCCAGCATGAGTGGGAGCAGGTTGCTCCGTTGGAGACCGCCACAAGTGAGTTTCTATGCCCCAAGTGTCACACTATGAAGGGCAGATTGAAATATGAGTTCATGCCGCCAGATGGCTTGCTTTACAGATGCGGTTGCGGTAATTACTATATGTATGTAACACCAGAAGGTCTATTCTGTCCAAATTGCGCACGGCGCGCGGAGTTTCAGTAAATGGTAGTCTCGAAGTCTCTATATGCTGCCCCCGAAGGCATAACCCCAAGTGACCCGCTCGACGAGGAAACTATTGAGGTCGATATCGGCGAAGAGGGCGAGTACGATGAGTATGGCGAGGATGCAGAACAGACCGATATTGACGAGGACTTTAATGAGAACCTAGCCGAGTCGATGGACGACTCAGAGCTTGGGGCACTGGCTACGGACCTGTTGGAAGAGTATGAGGGGGACAGGGAGTCCCGGTCGGAGTGGATAAAGACCTACACCGATGGCTTAGACCTGCTTGGCATCGGCTCGGGTAACGAGAGTGATGTTACACCCCCCTTCGAGGGAGCCTGTGAGGTCCACCACCCGCTGCTTGCGGAAACACTGGTCAAGTTCCAGTCCGAGACCATGATGGAGACTTTCCCGGCGCAGGGGCCGGTCAAGACCAAGATACTGGGCGAAGAGACCCCGGAGAAGAACGACGCGGCGGAGCGCGTGCGTGAGGATATGAACTACCAGCTTACCGAGCGCATGTGTGAGTATCGCCCGGAGCACGAGCGGATGCTGTGGGGCCTTGGGCTTTCAGGCAACGCCTTCAAGAAAATTTACTATGACCCGACGCTGGAGCGCCAGACTTCGGTGTATGTGTCGGCTGAAGACTTGGTTGTGCCCTATGGAGCGGGAAGCCTTGAGACTTCCGAGCGCGTTACGCACGTCATGCGAAAAACCAGCAACGAGGTTAGGAAACTGCAAGAGGCTGGGTTCTACCTATCGGTAGACTTGGGGGACCCCGTAAAGAAAGAAGACGAAGTAGAGCAGACCATTGCCGAGAAGCAGGGCCTGTCCAACAGCAACGACAACCGCCACCGCCTCCTAGAGATGCACGTGGACATTGTTCTGGAAGAATATCTTAAGAACGATATCCAAGACGCTGAGTTTGAAGAAGTTGAAGAGGAAGAAACCGATGAAGTCGGGCTCAATAGCAGAGCGCTGGAGCGCGTAGATGAGTTACCGCCCATAGCCAAGCCCTATGTCATCACAATCGACGAGGGCACGAGCAAGGTGCTGGCCATCCGGCGCAACTGGAAGCCAGACGACCCTAAGGCGCGCAAGCGCAACCACTTCGTACACTATTCCTATGTGCCCGGCTTTGGGTTCTATGCCTTCGGACTTATCCATCTTATCGGGGCCTTCGCCAAGTCGGGCACTTCGCTTATTCGGCAGCTTGTTGACGCGGGTACGCTCGCAAACCTGCCCGCTGGGTTCAAAACCAAGGGCTTGAGGGTCATCGGAGATGACAGCCCGATTGGCCCGGGCGAGTGGAAGGACGTGGACATTGCCTCCGGCACGCTGAGAGATAATCTCATGCCGCTCCCGTATAAGGAGCCGTCGCCGACGCTATTCCAGTTACTCCAGACCATTGTGGACGAGGGCAGGCGCTTCGCTTCGGCGGGTGACCTTAAAGTTAGTGATATGTCGTCGCAGGCTCCGGTCGGCACGACACTGGCTATTCTTGAGCGCACACTTAAGGTCATGTCTGCGGTTCAGGCGCGCATTCACTATGCGATGAAGCAGGAGTTCAAACTCCTTAAAGAAATCATCCGCGACTACACTGACGATGAGTATGGCTACGACCCCGCGCGCGGAGAGCGCAAGGTTAAACAGGCCGACTATGACCTTGTCGAAGTAATACCTGTTTCGGACCCCAATGCCGCCACCACAGCACAGAAAATTGTACAGTACCAAGCCGTAATTCAACTAGCGGCGCAGGCCCCGCAACTATATGATATGCCTTATCTGCACAGGCAGATGTTGGAAGTGCTGGGTATCAAGAATGTTGACAAGCTTATTCCGATTCAAGACGAAGGTGATTACAAGCCTAGAGACCCTGTCTCTGAAAATATGGATATCATTAATAACAAACCAGTAAAGGCGTTCATCACTCAGGACCACCAAGCGCACATCGCAGTGCATATGGCGGCGATGCAGGACCCGAAGATACAGCAGCTTATGGGGCAGAATCCTAAGGCCCCGCTTATGATGGAAGCTATGAATGCGCACATCGCGGAGCACTTGGCTTTCGAGTATCGTAGACAGGTAGAAGAGCAAGCTGGTGTACCGCTCCCACCGCCAGACGCCCCGATGGACGCCGAAACGGAAGTGCATATTTCGCGGCTTACAGCCGCAGCGGCGGGGCAGCTCCTGCGCAAAAATCAGGCCGAAGCCGCGCAGCAGGCTGCGCAAGAGGCAGCGGAAGACCCAATACTTCAGCTTCAAAAAGAAGAAATCGCTATCAAGCGGATGGACAGCGAGAGCAAGTCCAAGAAAACGCTGGCGGATATCGCTGCCGAAGCGGACAGGCTTGCTATCGAGCGCGAGCGTATTGCGTCCAACGAGCGCATTGCCGGAGTTAAGCTCGGTGTGGACATTGCCAAGACCAAGGCCGCAACCGCGAGCAGAGAGCAGACCGAGGGCTTACGCATAGGCATAGATGCCGCGCGAAGCGCGGTTCAAGAAGCAAGGAACGAAGACGAACGCCACAAGTCTAGGGCCGAGCGCAAAGAGCTTGCAGAAGCCAAAAGCAAGCAAACTAAACCAACGAAGGAAAAATAATGGAATACTTGAAACATCTCGCAAACGAGAATAACAAGGAAATTGATAAGTTCATGAAAGACCTTTCCCGTGGAACCGCCGCAGACCACGGAGAGTATAAATATGCATGCGGCATCGTCCGGGGGTTGGAATTAGCCAACTCCAAGATTGTCGAACTTAAAGAAAGGTTAGAAAAAGACGATTATGAGTGAAATCGGAGACAGCCCAAACCCTGCCGACCCGAACAAAGCTACTCAATTACCGGAACCTAAGGGATACCGCATTCTGTGCGCTCTGCCCGAAGTCGAAAAGGTAACTAAGGGAGGTATTATCAAATCTGATGAAACCCTTCGCAACGAAGAGTTGCTGGCCGTTGTCCTGTTCGTGCTTAAGAAAGGCCCGGATTGCTACAAGGACCCAGCACGATTCCCTACGGGGCCGTGGTGTGAAGAGGGCGATTTTGTCCTCGTACGCCCGCACGTTGGGAGCCGAGTGAAGATTCACGGGCAAGACTTCAGGATTATTAACGACGACAGCGTGGAAGCCGTAGTGTGCGACCCGCGCGGATATTCGAGAGCCTAAGGAAAGAACTATGCCAAAAGTAGTTGAAAATGAAGAAGACCTTCTAATCGAAGAACTTGAAGGCGACGAAGAAGAATTTAGTGTAGACGTAGAAGACGATACGCCCGAAGAAGACCGGGGCCGGGCACCCATGCCCAAGGAAATTGTCGAAGAGTTGGAGAAGGACGACCTCGATGAATATTCAGATAAGGTCAAAGAACGCCTAAACCAGTTTAAGAAAGTCTACCACGACGAGCGCCGCCGGGCAGAAAAAGCCGAGCGGGAGCGCGAAGAGGCCATAGAATTCGCTCGCCGGATTCGAGAACAGAACACACAATATAAGAGCGCTTTTAGCGAAGGCGAGAAAACTTTACTCGAAAGCTATAAGAAATCTGCGTCTTTAGAGCTTGATCGCGCTCGCGTTGCTTATAAGGAAGCGTATGAGTCTGGTGATGGCGACGCGCTGTTACAGGCTCAAGAAGATATTAATTTAGCTCTAATTCGTAATCAGCAGCTAGAAAACTATAA